GCCCCTCATGGGGTCCTCCGCTATCACAATCGTATAGTATGCACTTTCGTAAAGAAGTGTCTCTACTTACGGAGTTCCTTGGAATGCAGCGTGCCACCTTTCGGTGTGCCAGCTAGCCTTTCCAGATCTGGTGATACGCGCTTTGCGCTGAGTTATACTGTCGGTTTATCCCTACGGCATTTCGCCTTTAAGGATTGATTCCGCCCTCATAACTCCATCTCTTCTGCATTGAGCTTCACTGCTCTATATTCCCTGGAGGTATCTCATGTCTTTTCTTAGCGGTCCAATTGACGGGCGTGCATACGTGAGGATTGTTCAGTCTGTTGGTAGTACTGTTGTACAAACCCCAGCTGACTCTGTCTCTCCTATGCCTTACGCAGGTGATACAGCCTTCTTTAGTGGAAGGAGCGGATATTCCGTTGGTGTTCAAAGTCACCCTGTTCCCCTTTCAGATTACTTAGGTATTCCTACCTTCGCATCTGAGCATCGCTATGATCATGAGTATCTTACTCCGCGTCCATCTACGATTGGCTACAACAAGGATGGCGACTTCTATGCATATGGATCCCTTCTGGGATCCCCAGCATTCCTCACTCGACAGGAGGAGCCAAAAGCTCCACTGCGTGAGAAGGGGGTTCACCATACCTCATACGACGGTCATTTGGCTTCAGGCAATCTCGTATCCAAATATGGTTTTTATACCTTTGGATCCGTGGTCGACCAGTATGGTCTTCCATTTACCTGTAACCACTTGATTGGGTCACAGCCTTCCAAGGCTGTAGCTACGGACTTCAACTCTGAAGGCTTTCTAGTCTTTGGAGAGGACCCACCTGGGGCCTTCCTTGGAGAACCGTGGAATCGCGATCTTAGGGAGCAGGTCGAAACGACCGTTGCTTACCTGCGATCAGGGCCACGCTACATGCGCTATGGTTACTATGAGTGTACGTATCACAATCTGCTTGATGCCTCCATCTGGAAAGATGGTCTTTGGCATGTGCGATTGCAGTACGACTATCAGATGGACTATGCGCCGTGGATTTGGCCTGGACTATATACCGTAAGGTATTTAGTTCAGATTGATGTGAGAATCTCTCTGGTTGAAAGACATGGTGGGGGAAACCCCTTCGTGTCTAACTCCCTTGAGACCTCCATTTTCCAAATTGACAACAATTCGACTGTTACGCCGAGTTTTGTCACGGGAGGAACGGCTGAGCCTTCTCCTACCTATTCGGTAGTTAAGATAGGCCAACCGCAACTCTCCACCGATATTTACCAGTTGGATGGAGAACACTTTCGTAGTGATTTCTTGTCACTACTTGGTTCTCACCCTGGTGGTCAGTTGCATGTTGCTTTATCGCGATATGTATCTGAAAACCTTAGTGATATCCGTCCATCGTCGTTCCTCGCTGCCTCTAATGCGCTGGATAGCTACACCATGGTCCTAAAGACCAATTGGTTGCAGCAATTTCAACACGTTGCGGGCATCTTGGAGTTGTTACCGGATCTTGAGTCTATGTCGAAACTAGCAGCGAAGGCCAGCAATGGCGATCCATCTGCTTTAATTGATCTTATCGATATCCTTACAGAGGAGATCCTTAAGACCAGGTTTCAACGAGTTCCTCTTATCGGTAGCTTGAAAGAGCTTTCCGAGACTGAGATTCTTTCTAGACTCACATCCCTACTGCAACCTAAAACTGTTACGATCTATGGGAAATTTAACTACGCATTTCCTGCGTGGGAAAACTCCTTTGGTCCAGGGCAGCTTAGGCTTGAAACGCGGTCGAAAATACGAGTTCACCTCGATATGTCGACTCTACTGGCGGGTGTCCTAGTTGGGAATAGCGTTGGTGTTTTGCCAACCTTCTCCCGAATTTGGTCACTTCTTCCGTTCAGTTTCGTCGTAGACTGGTTCACCAATATGGGTCAACGTCTTAAGAAGGTTGATAACCAACTCCTCTACATGTGTCTAGGCATCAGATGGTGTCTATATTCATATAGAGTGACGTATGTTCCAGCGGATTCTGAGTTGGATGAGTTCAATCTCTCTAACTGGGGTTCGTCTGAACCTTTCTCCGTCTCCGTCTACCAGCGTGAATTTTCACGTTGGATGCCGAAGCTCAGCGAGTCAAAGTATGATTTGTTGAGTCCAACCCATTCACCGGATCCTTTGGTGATTGGTTCTTTGCTGTGGCAGGTTCTTTCTTGAACTCTGCCGCTTCCTGTCCTGCCCTTTTAGAAGGGTATAGTCGATTCTGCGAAAGGCAAATCGAAATGGCCACAACTGTGGTTCTCTCTAACATGCCCAGCTCAGCGTCCGATGTGTCCGTTAAGCTTCTCGACCAGTCGAAACTGGTCCTGGAGAAGACGGTTATCGGCACTGATGGATCTATCGTGGCTACCTTTGTGTACGCCGACGGTGATCCAACAACTCCAACGACGGTGGTCGCACGTATCGCCTCATCTGCAAAGACGGGGCTTACGTATAATTCGATCACTCTGGAAACTATCCAGATCGTCACGGTTGACTCAATTGTCACCGAGACGCAGCCGTTGTCTGTGACTATCGGGTGGAATACCCCGGGAATCATGGAAGACGCAGGTTCTGTCTTGGACATGATCGGCACGGCATTTAGCCTGTGCTTCGATGGTGTCACTACGAAGGTTCCCAATGAGGGAATCATCGACAAGATGAACCGCAGTCTAGTCGCGGCCTTATTTTAGGCCATGACTTACCGAGGTGCTGAGTTGCACCTCCTGGGTGGCAGTCTTGTTATCTCAACACAAGATGTCACTTTCTCTCCTGAACTCGGGTATGGGGTCAATGAAGCCTTCTTTAAGGTCTTCACCCTTTCATACCTTAAGTTCCTTTGTGATAGCCCTCTGAAGACTCTTGGTGAGAAGCCTCGTCGGACAGTGATGTCCTTCTTTGGTCTTCTCACAAGATCTGACATTCGTCAGACCATTAAAGAGTATTCCAGTTTCGCCGATACTATTCTCCGCGAGGAGTATAGCGCCGGCTCTGACTCGTCTCAACGAGTCTTTCACGAGTTCATGATTGACACTCCTATTTTTAAGGAGTATCATGAGTGGACTCGTACTGGACGACCTGATCTCCTCAAGTACGTGCTTAGCTTCCTCCGTTTCGGAAAGAAGCTTAACTGCATAGATGAGGATCTCGATGCCACCGCATTTCGCGAGTGGACGAAGGTCGAAGAGAAGCTACGTACGCTAGTGCTCCCTACTAATATCACTACTACATTAGCTAGTGTTATTAGAGCACTCTTGCCTCCACTCATTCCTGATCAACTCCTGCCCCGTTTTGGGCCAGGAAATGTCAGTGAGTCCGGGGTGACTAATGTCTACGCTAAGCTAAGAACGCTTGGCCTTGACAGAAGACTGGCGTACGCCTTTACTAGTCCCCTAAGGGATGACGATAAGGGATTTGGTGCCAATGTTGGTACCATAGCACAAGGTGATAGCTCAGACATCCCAGCGCGCCTTAAGTTTGTGCCGAAAGACATAAGCAAGAGTCGGTCCATTTGCATGGAACCGAATTCCTACATGTACTTCCAGCAGGAAGTGCTCCGTTGGATGCGCAATGCGATGAAGGCAGGTCTGATATCTCGGTTTGTTAACCTTGATGATCAGAGCCCCAACAGACGTGCTGCTACTCATGGTAGTTTGTACCAAAGTAGTGATACGATTGATCTGAGCTCCGCTTCTGACAGTGTGTCAGTCGAGCTTGTCCGAAGGGTTTTCCCTAAGGACTGGCTCTTCTACATGCTCGCTACCAGGACCTCTAAAGTTAGAGTTCCGAGTGGTGAGATTGTTGCGATGAAGAAGTTTGCTCCGATGGGGTCAGCAATTTGCTTTCCCACTCAGTGCATAATTTTCACCGCAGCTCTTATACTGTCCGCAATAGCGGTCGATCGGGGTGAGTTACCGGATACCCTGACACCTGATGAGGCGTCGTCGTTTATTCGACGAAGGTTTCACAGGACTAGGAACGTTTCGACACCCTTTACGGGGCGGTACGAACCTCCGGTAGTTTTCGGAGACGACCTGATTTGTGACTCAAGAATCACGGATCAGGCTGTCGCTCTATTATCACAGTTGGGCTTTTCCGTGAACGTATCTAAGTCGTTCACCGGTAGTATGTCATTCCGTGAATCATGCGGAATCTACAGCTACGAAGGCCTGGATGTGACCCCGTTTCTGTTCCGACTTCCTTTCTTCAAAGAGGGGAGTTGGGATGCTAAGGTATTTGCGTCTCTTATTGAGAACGTGAATAACGCGAAGCTCAACGGTTATCATTCCGTTGCGACGCTGTGGTTGTCTTTACTTGAAGGCTATGGGTTTAAGTACCCGTTACCCTTCACTGACGACCCCTTAGGCTTTGGTATACACACTACTAATAAACGTAGTGTTACCGAGCGCAACCTTCGTTATAATGCCGATTGGCAGACGTACGAAGAATTGCAACAGGGTATTGGCCCCCGTAGGATTCGAGAGATTGAACCCTCGAATCTTGAGTCCTACAGGTATAACCAATGGTGGAGAAGCAGGATAAGTGGGAGTTCTACTTCTCTTTCTGAGAGGAGCCTACTTATTCGG